GCTTCGGCCGCCGTGGCAGAAGGGGGAGTCAGGCAATCCGGCCGGGCTTCCCAAGGGCTACGAGCGGGCCTCGACCCGGTTCAATCGTTTCCTGAAATCCAAGATCGATGTGGAGGAGAAGGGACCGGACGGGCGGATAAAGAAGTCCAAAAAGGTCGCTCATGATGTTCTGATCATGAAGGCCATCCACGATGCCGTAAGCTCCACCAATTCCGCTACAGAGCGCACGCAGGCCCGGGAATCGATCCTCAGCCGGATCGAGGGGAAGCCGGTCCAGCCGATCGGAGCCGCGCCGGACACCATGGTACAGCTGACTATCTCACCCGTAGAAGCCCAGCTGTGACATGGTTTTTGTTAACACCCCCAAGCAAGAGCAGGCTCTCAGGCTGATCGCAACTAACACCACGACCGGGCTCAAGGGCGGAAGCCGCTCGGGTAAGACGCTGATCAATCTTAAAACCATTATCATCCGGGCTCTCAAGTACCCCGGGACCAAGCACCTCATCACCATGTTCAGGTTCGCCGATGTTAAGAGAGCTATCTGGTACGACTCCATGCCGAAGATAGACCAGATCATGGATCTTAAGGGGGCGTTCCGGCCGAACAAGTCGGACTGGTTTTACGAAGGCCCCCGGGGATCACAGGTCTGGGTCGGGGGGCTGGATGACAAGGAACGGGCCGATAAGATATTAGGGCAAGAGTATGCCACCCTGCACTTCCCCGAGGCTTCGCGGTTGCCCTTCGATTCCTACGAAACCGCCCGGACCCGGGGGAATCCACCCAAGGGCGTTCCCTTGCGGGTGCTGATCGATTACAACCCCCCGGGGATGGGGCATTGGCTTTATAAGATGTTCGAGGAGCATAAACTGCCAAAAGGTGAACCGCTTCCGAGAGATGATTTTGCCAGCCTGTTGATGAACCCGGCCGACAATCCAAACCTGTCACCGGAATATATCAAAAAGAACCTCATGACCATGAGTGCCATGAAGCGCAAGCGTTTCCTGCTGGGGCAGTACGGTGTCGAGGAAGGGGCGCTCTGGCAACGCAAATGGATCCATTATAAGAAGGTGCCAATTGAAAAGCTCCAGCGGGTAGTGGTCGGAGTGGATCCCACGGGGTCCACCCGGGGCGATGCTGTGGGCATCGTGATCGCTGGCCGGGATGATAAGGATTATTACATTCTGGGGGACTATACGTTGAACGGTACTCCCAAGGAATGGGGGGATGAAGTGGTAAGAGGGTACGAGAACTTTACGGCCGATTGTATTGCCGCGGAGAAGAACTTCGGCGGGGATATGGTTGAATCTACGATCACCGATATGGGGCGCCGTAACGTCAACGTCAAGCTGGTGCAGGCTTCCCGGGGAAAGATCGTCCGGGCAGAACCAATATCGGCAATGTATGAGCGGGGGCAGGTTTATCATACGCAGGAATTCGTGGAGCTCGAAGATGAGCTTTGCACTTACACCGGGGAACTTGGAGAGGCATCGCCGAATCGACTCGATGCATTGACGTGGGCGCTCACCGAATTATCGGAAGGGGCTTTAAGCCTTGCGGATGTTTTATAACCGTTATATAATTCAGCGTATGATATAAGGAGCTGGAATGAAAACAAAGATCGCACCCAAGGACGCGAGGTTATTACAACAGGCCGTAAAATTCATCAGGGCAAACGCACGGGATAAGAAAACTAATTTGATGCTGAATGGTCTTGAAGGATTGGTGACAGATCTTGGCGCGCTCTCCCCGCAAATCAATCAGACAGATACATTGGAAATAAATCTTCGAATGCATCCGCTGACTTTTGAGCGCCAGACTCTTACCTATCTTTACATGGAGAACGGGATTATAAAAACCGCCATCGATCAGCCAGTGGACGACGCGGTCCGGGGCGGGGTTGATATCGAATCGCCGGAGCTCGATGTCGATGATATTCAGGCGCTGACTAATTACCTCGAAGAGAGAGGTGTCTGGGAGCGGATCAAGACCGTGATGAAATGGGGCAGGCTTTTTGGGGGTGCCGGGCTGATCATTAACAACGGGCAGGACAGTTCGACGCGGCTGGACCTTAAATCGATGGATGAGAACTCGCCGCTGGCGTTTGAAGACGCCGATCGATGGGAACTGTCAATGCCCAATAAGAATGATGAGAAGCAATTGCAAAACATGATCTACCCCGCCGGCGATATGTTTTTTTATTATACGAAGCCGGTCCACCGTTCCCGGGTGATCGCTGTAATGGGAGACCGGGCGCCGAGCTTGGCCTACAGGTTGTTTATGGGATGGGGAGTGTCCGAGGTTGAGAAGATGGTACGGGATATTAATCAGTATATTAAAGCTCAGGATATGATATTCGAGCTCATCGATGAAGCCAAGATGGATGTCTATCGGATCAACGGATATACGTCCTCGCTGGCCCGGCCGGGGGGACAGCAGAAAATGGCCACCGCCATCGGGCTCACCAATTCCCTGAAGTCTTACCTCAATGCTTTGATACTCGATAAAAACGACGAGTACGATCAGAAGCAGTTAACATTTTCCGGGCTGGCGGAGATCATCAGGGAGATCCGCATCGGGATCGCGGCCACGCTCCGGATGCCGGTCACCAAGCTTTTCGGGGTATCAGCCACGGGGTTTAATAGCGGGGAAGATGATATCGAGAATTACAATGCCATGATCGAATCAGATATCCGGAGCCGCATGAGACCCTTGATCGCCAAGGTAATAACGATGGCCTGTATTAAGCTTTTTGGTTACCAGCCGGAAACCAGTTTCAAATACAAATCGCTCCGCATCATGAAGCAGGGCGAGGAAGAGGATCTGAAGGTCAAAAAGCAGACCATGGTCTTGAACCTTTACGATCGCCAGTTGATGACCGCCAAGGAATCGATGGATGCACAGCGCAAGGAAGGGTTGCTCACGATCGAGAAGACTGCCGCCGAACAAGGATTGACGGATGACTATCCCAACAAGCAGGCGCAGGTCCAAGATGATGGGAAAGATGAGAACGGGAAGGACAAGAAGCCCAATGCAGCCAAAGAATAGCTGGGACATTGGTATCGACATCGATTTTTCTCAATTCGGATCTCCGGTTTGGAATGAACTCTGCGGCGGTACGCCGCCGATCATAGTATATTACGTTACCTTCAGTTTGAATTAGGGGGGATAATGATACCAACGATCCAATTCAGGGAACAGTACGGGGAGGTCATATCACGGCTAATCGAGGAGTTTTTCTATGGGCTTATTTACAAGCCCTTGCTCGACGTAATAAACAAGCACCTGCCGGAGGCGCCGGTAAAGTTGTCGGCCGCGGATCCCCCGGAGGACGAGATGCCGCTGATGAGAAAAATTCAGGACGGGGTGATAACGTACGACGGTCAAAGCTTCGCGGGAACGTTCGATTCCCGGTCAAGCAAGGCGATCCGGAAGATGGGGGGCGTGTGGGATCCCATCAAGAAAGTATTTCGGATGGGTCCGGGGAAGCTGACCGATAATCTGAAAGTCGCGGTCCGGGCCTCGCAGGACCGCTCGGAGAAGATCCACGCGGGACTTACCAACGAGCTGGGGAACATTGAATCGCGGATCGATCCTGCCGTTGAGGAGCTTGATCTCAGCCACGGGATCGACCGGGTGATCGCGGGACTGCAGAGCCAAACGATCAACGCCATGAAAGCAATCGGTGTGCCATATACGCTGACCCACGGGATGCGGGAACGATTGAAAGCGGACTACACCGATAACATGAAGCTTTATATTAAGGGCTGGGCCGAGGAGCACGTCAAGACGCTCCGGGATAAGGTTGCGGCCAACGCCATGGCCGGGTATCGCTTCCCCCGGCTCATGGACACGTTAAAGACTGATTACGGGGTCAGCGCGAAAGGGAAGGCACAGTTTTTAGCGCGGCAGGAGACCAGCCTGTTTATGTCGAAGTTTCGGCGGGAGCGCTTCAAGGACGCCGGGGTCAACTTTTACGTATGGCAGACCGTGGGGGACAGGAAGGTCCGGGTTGATCATCAGGCGCTGAATAAGCGGGTTTTTCAGTTTGGGGATCCCCCGGTGGTTGATGTAGCGACCGGCCGGAAGGCGGAGCCGGGCGAGGATTTTAATTGCTTACCGGCCGACTCACGGATTGATTTCGTTCACGGAGTAGAGAAATGTTTCCGGCGTTGGTATAGCGGTCATTTGACCACGATCGTTACGGCCTCGGGCAAAACGGTTCGAGCCACACCGAATCATCCGGTGCTTACGACTCGGGGATGGAAGGCGATAGGTTTGCTCGATGAGTCGGACTATGTCATCGATTTGTCCAAGGAACTGGCCAATGCGCCGATAGCCGATGGCGATCAGCGTATACCCATGATCAGCGAGATATTTGAAGCGCACAGGGAAACGGGCGCGAGCCACACGTTCATGGGGGAAACGAATCAGTTCCACGGCGACGGCTCCAACTGCGAGATCGATGTTATAGACACCGCAGGGCTTTTGAGGATCAGCAGGCAGATTGATGGACTTGAGCTGGTCAAACAATTCGCGCTCGCCTTCGCCAACAATCTTACATCGGCTTTGAGCGGTTTTCGCCAGAATCTTTTGTCTTTTGTTTTTGGGGATGTGTTTGCAGGCGGGATGGGAAGCGGCAGTCAACTTTTGGCGATCGGCGAAAGTCATGCGACTCATGCGAATGGTATTGGCTTCAGAAATGCTACGAATGGATATGCCGGCTTCGAGGAGCCGCCGACGGATTACAATACGTTCAAGGTGGGTTCGTTTCGAAATGGAAAGTTCGCTCTCGCCGGAGAGATACGCATCGATGATGGGTTTTGGGTCAAACTGCAATCGGTTGCCCGAGTGGCGGCGGATCGGGTCGCAGGCATTCGGAACGATCTTTTTAATGGCCATGTTTTTAACCTCCAAACCGATTTAGGATATTATACATCAACAGGTGTCATTGTGTCAAACTGCCGGTGCGTTGCCCGGCCGATCACCAAGCCGGTGCATAAAATCGGGACCGAGTGGAAAATAATTGACGAATAAAGGGGTGAGGATATGAAGAATCTAATTATGGTGGGGTTATTGATCGTAGCGGCGACGGGCGTCTGGGCTGTTGATAATAGCCGGGATATCTTGAAGGATCAGGAGACCGTGATCGGAAACGTTATTGATACGGGCGTGCTGGGCGACAATGGCTTGACAATTAAGATAGACACTTCGGTTGACTGTGTAGTGGCACAATAGCCGGTTGAAAATAATCGGCGGGCAGAGTAGAATGTCAATG